TAGTAGCATCAAGTCCTAATGCCTTCTCTTCTAAGTCTCTGGTTCTCTTCTCAGGTGTATCAATACCAGCTATACGAACCCTTTCTTTTTTTATAAGATCAAAACCTAAGTCAATTGAAACATCAATGGTATCACCATCAACAACTCTATCAATTGATACTACTCTAAAGTTGTAACAACTCTTCCTACTTGGTGGAACCATTGCTCCCATCTTGTTTCTCCCAAAAATTATCTAGTGCACTATTTATAGCATCAGAAGGTTTTGTTGCATTTTGTTCCATTATTGTTCTTCTTGCATTTCTTTGAAACATCATCTGCATATTCATCAAATGATGTGGATTCCATACATCTATCTCACCTTTTACTTGTTCTTTTGGTATAAGTGGTTTTGGTTTTATATCAAAGTCACCATCAAATGGAGGGCAAGTAAAGTCACTACCATCTAGAGGAGGACTGCATGCCTGTGCTGGTGGTGTCACTGGTGCTTCTCCACACATTGTTATAAGGAACAATGGTAATAATAATACTATTCTTTTCATAACCCATTCCAAAAAGTATCTCCTACAGGTTGCATATTTCTTGATATAAAATATAATCCTACATTACATGCAAACCAGTTAATGTTTACTACCCAAGTTTGTCTCCATAAGTATTTTCTATTTGTTTCAACAATATATTGATTTCTCTCATTCATTGTTTTATCAACAGATAAAGGTCTAACTTTAAGAAACTGTTCAAATCCTAATGCAATTACAAAACCTATTGCATAGATATAAAACATAAAGTTAAGAAGACTTGAACTAAAAAGTAAAGCTGAAATCATTAATCTGTTGGGTGGTAAAGGTCATATCTCATAATGTAGTATATCACAGCCATAACTGCTAATACAAGTAGTAATATCATCCATATGATACTCCAGACAATCATATTATCTGTATGCAACTATGGGTGAATATGTTACTGCTACAATAATTAATCCAAATAAAATACAAGATGATTTAATTGGTAAGTTTTTCATTTTTAATCTCCTCAGTATATTAATATTTAGTATAGCATACTAGGTAAAAATACGGATCAGAGTGAGGGTTCCCACACTAACAGTTCTTATTAAGATCCTCTGCCATATTACCACCTATCTCTGCACCTTGATTACCACCAAACATTGCTACCCAACCAGCCATAACCCAACCAACAAAGGGAACAGAGGAAACAGTAGGAGCAGCAGCAGCACCAATACTGGTCCCAACCAATCTGCCTGTACCTTCTGCTGATCCAATTGCTTTGACACAGGCTTCACTTTTTCGTATTTCAGTTATCTTTGCTGCCTCTTCCTGAGTTAAACCAGATGGTGTGTCTATCCAAGATCTATGGTTAGAAACTGGACCTCCCTGATTAGTCTGACCATCCATGAAGTACTCTTCAGTAACCTTAGTTGTGTTGTTTGATAGTCCTAAGAAACCTGCCTTCTCCTTAATATCTTTAGTAAGGTATGCTGTTTTAGGATCATTTGCACTATAACTTATTTTATATCCATCCTTATCTGCTGAAACAACATAAGAAGTATAGTCACCCACAGGAATATCTAATGATGGCAACTTGCTTTCATTAGATCTATTTGCCAACATACCAATCATACCTATATGACTAATACCTAAGACTGCACCTAAACCAAGTGCAAAGAATTTTCCAAATTTATTTTCCATTGCTATCAGGTGTAATTTTAACAGGTGCTTGCTCTATTCTAATAGTCTGAGCAGGTGCTGTTTGTGCTGCTGCAGCAATCAATCTTTCCATATCACCCTTAGAGACTCCTCCACCTCCACCTCCACCAGCAGAACCACCCTTCTTGGTTGTCTGAACGCCGAAGGTAGCTAAAACGCCTGTGAATACTGAAGCGATGAAAGTTGGATCCAGATCCTGTTTGGGCATCCTAAGAGCTGATGGCAACTCAACATATGCTAATGTTAATATTGCACCACTCCAAACCAAAATTCCAAGTCTCACAAAAGTAGAAAGAATCATCATCTGCTCTTCTTTATCATCAAGTCCTTCTTTTAGTTTAGAAAGAAACCCCTGCTTCTTAGGTTCTTCTTTCTTCACTGCTTCTTTTTCTTTCTTTACTGCTTCTGCCATAATCTTTTACGTATCTTCTATATATAGGCGTTTTAACACATATTTAACTTTCT